ATAAGCATCCATTAGGTGAGAATATCTATCATGCTTTGGTTTAGCTGCCCAATCATCTATACCACTAAGCTCACGATACTCCCAACTTTCAAAACATTCCATTAGCCAGTCACACTTATCGCTATTTATGATTATATTTCCTAGCTGCTGTCTTCCCCTATTGATACGGTCAGACACATAGGTTCTATCCAACTTGTACCAATTGATATTAGGGAAAGCGCGGCGACACTCTTCGAGGGGAGAAGAGGAGGAGCCGGAGCGGTCAGAATCCCACGGTAAACAAGCGGCACGGATCAGGTGGAAGTACGGCCGCGAAGCCAGGTCCGAGACGCATTCGACCACAGCTTTGCGGTTGTCCTCATACCAATCAAAGATAAACATGTGACCATTGTAATATTGAAATACAACACAGCTAGTCCAGTCTGTTTGTTTATCCTTGGATGAAATGTCCCAAGCAATGTAGACAGGTTTTGTTGGATCAAGGTTATACGGGCAATAGCGTTTCTCAACGCGAACAGCCTCGATACCGGGGAATACAAGACCAGCATTCACAGCCAGAAACTCACACATATATTCCTGTCTAAACAGCAGATCATTACCCATGCTGCGAATGTAACGCTGCCTGATATCTTCAAGCATTTCATCGGATATAACACGAGTACCATCGTTCTTGAACGACTTATCAGCTGGCATCAGGTCAACATATACATCGCCATGTTCACCAGGCCAACCCTCCGGATCAGCTGTACCAGTGTAAGCAGTCAAGAAATCCGCTGCAATGTTATTCATGCCACGTGGAGTGAAGTTGGCAGTGATCAAGAAATTTTGACCATTGGCCTTCTTCATATCCCAAATCGGCATGATAAGATCAAAGGCGCCACGACGATACAAGCTTAACTCTGAGATATAGAAGTTGTCATAAGACGAACCAATGGCGCTTTCTGACTCCTTGAAACCTAGATACTGGATAAGCGCAGGAGCTAAATCATCAGGGTTATTATGGAATTTAACCTGTTGTCGTGTCTCAAGTTTTTCAAGAACACCACTACGATGATTCTCATCCCATTTAGGATACGAATCAAAATGCGTGCGACCATCGATATACTTGTCCCAAATGTTACGACGGATCCATTTGTTATCAAGACCGATGTAAACTGACTGGGTACCTGGATGCTGGTAACCATTGAAAAATCCAAACTGGATATCATTGGAGTCTTTACCAGCTTGACGATGCCAGATATCTATATCGTAATGATACCTCCCTGAAAGGCGGCGAGCCCAGGCCCTACGCTGGTAAGGTCTAGGCTCGTAATACAGGGGAACCTGCACCGCCATAAGTTATTTCACCTTAGCCTTAAGCTTCTTAAGCTCTTCACCAGTGGCATCAATTTCTTCTTCAACACGCTTGATAAACTCAACCATATCTTCAGCAGAACCACCAACATTGCGACAAAGATCAATACGCATCATCTCGAAGGCAAGCTGATAAAGATGTTCCGTCTCGATAGGACCATAGTCAATATCGTTATCGGTTTCAGGATAAGCCAGTTTGAATTCCTTTTCATAGAACCCATCACAAAGCTTGTCCATCTCAGCATACGCTAGGCTGTCTGCCTTCATGCGCATCTTATCCACTTCAACCGCCATATCCCAGGCAAGACGATTGGCCCAGGTTATGTTCACTTCATCATCACCAGCAACAAAGCGAAGAGTTCGCAGTGCTTCCACAGTACCAGTAGCAGTACGATACTTATCGACAGTTACTTCCAGCATGTTGACAAGCTGCTCCTTTGCAGCCCTGCATTTCTTTTCCTTGTCTTCCTTCATGCTTTTGATCTTGTCTTCAAGTTCTTTAATGGTAATCTTCTCATCAACGGTGAGCTTGTCCTCAGACATTTTATTCTCCTTAATTATTCTTAAGCTTATTGATTTGAATATCCTGCAACCGTTCCATTGCTTCAGCAAGAGAGGTAGGCGGATTATCAGAGCCGGTTTGCACAGCGCCACTACTGGTCTTCATATCAAGAGCAGGACCAGTAGGCTTGTTATCAACCTGCTGTTGCTGGTGTTGCTTAGCATAGGTTTGAATCATATTGATTTGACGATCAACCATTGCAAGAGCCTTATCAAGATCACAGCTATAACCAATAACCTTACCAGAGTTATCGGTTATCTCGTAATCCTGAATAACGTTATCAAACATTCCCTTACGAATGTCATCAAGCTTCTCGTACTTTGGTGCAAATTTCATTACTGCAAGCTTTGGTGCAGATTCCTTACGAAGATGATCCTCGTATTGCTGGCAAGCATTGTTGAAAACACGAGATAATTCATTGTTATAATCATCGCACCATTCCTGAGCTTGGCGACGAGGGTTCTCACCAGTGAACTCACGACCGGTTTCAGGATTGTAGAAATGAGGAACACCATCTTCATCTCGCTTGCAAATATCATTATCATCAAGCGATGCTCCAAGTACACCATTGCGATTTCGAATCCCTCGTTTGATAAACTCTTTTGCAATGGCATCAATAGCTTGATTGCGAAGATCGTTATTAAGTTCTTCCTCAAACTTCTCAATTGATTCTTCGGTTACTCCGAGATTTTCAGAGAAAGCACTGACACTACTTCCTCCGTTCTCATCGAGATTTGCTCCAGAAGAAGTATCCAATCCTCCAGAAGAAGCCTCATCTGTATCATCGTTCCCGCTGCCAGCTTCAGAGATGACTTCCCCATCAGCTGAGTTGGCATCGAGACTATCTGATCCTCCGACATTGTTCCCGGTATCGGCATCTGACGAATCAGCTTCCGCGCTCTTCGGTTCCAACGCTGCAAATGCCGCTGCCCACGGATCACTTTCCATTTGATTACCCTGAGCTTCATTCGTTCCAAAAATCTGTTCTGCCATTTTCTTCCTCCGTCATTATTTCCTGTTCCATCATCGAACTGACCTTCGATATCATCTGACTCACCCACATCTGCCTGAGCTTGTGGTACGTCAGATCCATCCTGTTTGATATCTTCGCTTCCGTCGATACAAACATATTGCTCAGAACTTCCCTCATGCTCTCCGGATCTGAGCAGCTGAGGAGCTTCTTCCTCGCTCTCGACAAATGTTTGTTCATCTCGCTGATTATCCATTTGAACTCCTCCATCCTCATAGCATCGCTAAGCGGGTCACTGAACTCCAAAGTACGGTAAACATCACAAAGAGTTTCCCATGATGCAACCACATCTAGGGCACGACATTCGTTCTCAACCCAGTCATGCAATGCATTTTTTTCTACAGTAGAATTAGAAGAATCCATTCAGCCCGCCACCAAGTCCGGCTTTCTCAGCCATCCGTTCTTCACGGATATGCTTCTTCAACAGTGCGTGCGTCTGCGGAATAGAAGCAGCAAGAGTAACACCATCAATGTAATTCATCATAGGCTTACCTGAAAACTTAGGTTCAAGTTCAGGATAAATCTGTCGTATCAAAGTTTTAAGACCATATACCTGAATACCGTAGATCTCATTATCAAATTCAACCTGAATCAATCTTGTCGGGAAAGACCAAATATAACCACGCTGATGATCGTTTCCTCGAACAACGGGAACAAGATCAACACCGGGAGTAATCGAGATCTCTGTTCCAATCTTAGGAAACGTGGTCTTTGCAATAACTTCCTTGCTTCGATCTACGCGAACGATTTCATAATCTCCAACCATTCGCTGTACATCTTCAGCAGCTCCGTAAATTGCTTCACCTGCGTTGTAATCCCTTACAATAATTTCAGGACCAAGCCTCTCATCAAATGCCAGGTTACGCTTAGCATCAGGTGTCATAAGCGGTGTGATCAAGATACGCTTGCCAAACAAGGGATGACGCTGATCAAACTTTTTCGTAGTTGGACCTTTTGCTGCAACCTTCTCTTCCTTGACGGGAGGCTTCCAGTTCTCACCATGACCTTCCATGTAAGCAGTGATGCGTGAGCATCTATGCTGATAAGTAAGGTCACCAGGTTCAAGACCATATTCAGCTTCAAGCTTTTCAAGTTCTTCCTTCTTAGGTGCTGCCATACATACCATCCTTTCTCGACAGTTACCAAGTAGTAGGCATGTAGTAAGTATACACTATGCAATAAAAAAAATCCCAGGCGAGCCGAAGCTCACCTGGGAATCTATATCATTGAATTATTGATTTCTCACCTTCAGGATTGAGTTCCTCCATCTTTATTATCTTATTGATAATCATCTGTTCTTTCGTATTTATACCGGAAACAACATGGCTATGATCAAGCTTGCTCAAATTACCAAGCCAACCAAGCCAATCTTGCTCTATGTTTATAACAGTGTCGATCTCATTCTTAAGATCAGTCCTGTCATATTCGACAAGATACATCTGGTTTCTCATCGATGGATTGTAGAACATGAGAACAGCTTCCTCAATTGAGGGGCACACAGTCATTGCAACTGCAATCTGCCACCGCTCCTCCAGATCCATCTTATTTGTATAACCGGCAATCATATGATGTTCAGGCGAATAAGATTTCACTTCGCCTATCATACTGATAGTTCCATCATCTTCGAACCTATGCTTATCGAGCCTACGAACATCATATGGCATCGGTCGGTTAGTTGCATCGGGACTAAACGCCAAACCGAAATGAGGATGGTTTGCTTTAGTAATAATCAAGTCATCCCAATGATACAGATGAGGATACAGTTCTGTATTATTACAACACTCGATAGCATACGGTTCAAGGATATGACCACGTGCCGTTGCACCTGTCGATATGCAATCAGATTCAGTAAGACCGACACTCTTCCTTGCGAGAATCTTGAGATAGTTCTCGTCTATTATCGTCTTCTTCCTTCCGGACTTTGTAAAAGGAAGCAACTCTTTTACATCGGTTGCGGTTAAATACTTTTGTCTTTCCCTCAACCAATCAAGGTCACACTTATGAAACCATTTCGTCATTATCTACCACCAGCTTTCGTTTGCCATATGTAATAATGTCACCAGGAAATACAGTATCATTTGAATGAATTGCAAATTTATCATTAATCATTATTGCATTATGACCAATCATCCTACGAAGTTCTGCATATCCTATGGCTAAACCTTTCCTGAAAATAACTTCAGCTAAAACCATTATGTGTACTCCTCCATCCAACATTCGTACCAAGCTTCCACTTGCGCCTCATATCTTGTGTAATACCAGTCGGTCATCCGCTTACATACAGTGCATTCGCAACTGTATCTTGATCGCTTATGGATGACCGACTGAACTTTATTAATTACTAAGGTAGACTGAGACGAAGAATCATGGAAACATAATCTTCGCTTTGTCATCATGCGTCACCCCTCAGCCATTCGAGCAGCGCGTCATATACGCCCGAGTACGTCCCCATGTTGCGCAGTCTTTCGTCGCAGTCATCGAACGGGCAATAGTAGCACAGGCTCCCGTCGCTGCCGAAGCATTGCATCGCGAAGTACCGCGCCGCCTTCTCGGGCGTGCCAAATAAGCGCGTGTAGTTCGATTCGTGCGGCGAAACCTCGGAAGTAACCTCGGAACCTACCTCGGAACCTACCCTGCCAAACGTCGTGGCGATTGCCTGCTCGGGCGTGCGGGTGTTCCAGGCTTCGATTGCATCCGCGATACTCCCGTGCCATGCGCCCTCGCCACGGTAAATCATGCTCTCGTCGTAGTGCTCCACGCAGTCGTCGTTCGTGCAGTTGATGTGGTAGAAGTCGTAGTACGTCACCAGCTCGCCCCTGCTCCCGCAATGGGCGCACGGTTTCAGCTCTTCGCTCATGCCGTCCACCTCCTGGTTCAACCATGGTTCGAGTTGGTACGAGTGAGGTTCTAGTTTCTCGATGGTGTCGGCGGCTTCGCGCATGCGCTCGACGGCGTCGTGCATGATGAAGGCGCTAGCCGTGTTGCCATGCCCGACCGATAT